TAAATTAATAGAAAGTAATATGATTAAAATAAAAAATTTTAATCAATTATCAAAATCTAAAATAATTATTGTAGGACATTTTACTATACAAAAATTATATCAGTTAGCAGATTTTATTATAGAATACATTGATTCTAAACCAAAAATTATTAAAAATAGATATTTTCCAATTTATGATTAAAGTAAGTTTAACCGCAAAAGAACAAATAATTAAATTAAAAAGTGAAGAACCTAATACAGGACAATACCTTAGAGTAGGTGTAAAGGGTGGAGGGTGTAGTGGATTATCATATATCTTAGAATTTGATGATATATATGATGAAAAACTTGATGAACTTTTTGAAGATAATGATATAAAAGTTATATGTGATAAAAGAAGTCTTCTTTATATATTTGGAACCGAACTAGTATTTTCAGGTGGTTTAAATGGTAAAGGATTCGAGTTTATTAATCCCAATGCAAGTAGAACTTGCTCTTGTGGAGAAAGTTTTTCAGTTTAAAAATAAAAATAATAATATGAACAAAGATAAAATAGATTTATACAATTTTTTAGTAGATACTCCTTACTTTTCTAAGGAATATGTTATGGGAAAGTTCTTTAATTTTTCTTTTTCTGATATACAATATATCAATAATTTAGAACTAATGGAAAAAAGAAATAAAAAAATAGATGATTTATTAAATGAAGATTAGTTTTGATGAAATAATAACCTATGATATAGTTGCATCTCCAGCACTTACAAACGCCAAACTAGTATATGATGATGAACTTAAACAAAAGAAAATATTAGAGGATATGGAGAGAAGAAATAGGATTTTAGATGAGTTATTAAAAGAGGATTAAATTAATTTAATCCTCTTTTTTATTTTAATATTCTTTTAAATCTGAACTTTCTAAATCATCTAATACAGATATTGCTTTATCTAAGCCACTTTTCCAATTAGGCCATTTTCTTCTATGCATTTCGACTGCTTCTTCTAATTCATGATATAAGTCATCATTTCCAACTAAGTTATAGTATTTATTTTTAAGTTTAGAAACTAATTGATATAAAACGGCATTATCAGTTTCATTTTTTAAGGCTTCAATTTCGGCTTTAAGTTCAGGAATAAACTCTTTTTTTAATTGCCAATTTCCTTCAAATAAATGAAGATATTTTAATTTCTTTTCCATGTTTATTTTAATTTTTTATCAAGGATTTTAACTAATCCTTCACCTATTGTAAAATGTATATTTTTTAATACATCGCTTTTTATATTTAAAAAATCTTCTAAAAAAGTAAAGTTAAAATCATATTCATATTCTTCATCTATTTTTACTTTTTTAATACTAAATTTTACTTCATAAGAATCATTTACACTAATAACAAAATCAAATTGTAAATCTTCACATTTTGTAATCTTAAACTTAGGTTCGTATATAACATCAAATATAGTATAATCAGTTCTATTAACTGTTTTAAGATAATGATTTAAAAGTAATGCTGGAGTTTCAACAAAATCTGATAATAATTGTAAATCTTTTCCAAAATTGTTTGATTTTATAATCTTTTTTAATTTATATTCTAATTCATTTATATCTTTAAATAATTCTTTATGATAAACACAATTTATATTATATAAGTAAGTAAAATAATTTTCTGTTATTTCAGTTCTTTCTAAATTTGTTTTAAATATAAATTTAGTATGTAAAACAAATGTTTCTTCTAATAATAAACTGTGAATAGATATAACTAAATTATAATAATCATCGTGTTTTTCATATACATTTTTATATGTTAAAAAACGACCTTCTGTAAAAACGGATTTAAATAGTTCCTCTATTTCAGATATTTTAATTGCCATATTATTTAAATTGTTTATCGTAAGTTTTCTTTCTTAGATTAATAAGTTTTTCTATATATTTATTTCTTCTCAATAGCTTAAATACTAAGTTTTCTAATGAATACTCACCATCCTTTTCTATACCAGATTTTCTACCATCTTTAATTTTTTTCCAAATTTTCTTCCATTTAAACTGAAAATTCTCATAGTTAGCAACATTACCTGATTCTATTTCTAAATCATCTATACTATCCATTATATCTTCTGCTTTAAGTTTAATTAAATGGTAATCAATTTCGAAATTCTTTCTATCTGGTTTTTGTACCCAATAGTTGTATAGTATAGAATAGACTCCGCTATTTTTTCTTATTTTTTCTATATCTGTTTGGCAATTAAGTTCTAATTCATATCCTGCTATCATTATATCATGATCTTCATTCCATAGTTTAGAATATGTTTTAAGGTAGTTTTGAACTAAATTTTCATCATCATTAATTTCTGTAAAATCTAAAACTATATGTAAATCTATATCTGACCATTCTGACCAATTATAATTGGCTAATGAACCTGTGAATATAATATCTTTAACTTTAAAATCTATTTTTAAATCATCTTTTATTTCATCAATAAAATCATTTCCTATTTGGAGTAATTCTTCTTTTACTTCATGATTTAATTTAAATTTATGCCATATTTTTGTATTTAAAAAATCTTTTAACTTAAATGATTTTAAGGGAGTTAAATCCTTTTTATGGTCATTATATTTTTTTATCATAACTAAAACTTTTTTGTGTATAAGTATATATATTAAAAAATAATACTTAATTATGTTAGATGAAAAGTTTCCTGATAGGAAAGAAATTAAATACACTTATCAAAAAAGTTTAATTGAATCTATTAAATCTATAGATCTTACCGACTATGATTATAATAAAGCAAATGATGAAGAATTTGCACCAAGAACTAAGATAACTCAAAAACAAAAAATTTATTTTTGGATTAGACTTTATTTAAATGAAGAGATTGAAATTGAACCAAATGATGTAGTTAATATAGTTTATACTCCATTAAATGAAGTATTAGAAACTACTTTTGTTTGTTATTCAAAACCTTATTCATCAAAAGTTGATGTTGATAACTTAACTGAGTATAATCCTGAAGATGATAAAAAAGTTTTATGTCTAATGGTAGATCAATCTCGTATAAATGAAAATTCGGATGATATACCTTTTATCAGATCTTTATTTAAAATAAGTAAATATTATGAAGATAGAGTTATGAGAAAAGGAGAATTAAAATTTATTCTTGAGAAGAATGATACAGATTTAGAATACTTTAGTATTGGATTTTAATTAAAAAGAGGACCTATTTAGTCCTCTTTTTTTTACCTGTTTTATTTATTGGAGGTATATAATTTGTTGATGTAGATGGTGTAGCGTAAGAATAATCAAAATAAAATAAAACAGGTCTAGAACCTGTTTTATATAACTCATGTTCTTCTTCTTTAAATTCCTCAAATTCTTTGTTTTCTAAAATAGAATCTAATTTTCTATCACGATTAATGATAGCAACTTCTCGTTTAATTCTTTCTTTTTCCTCTTCTGAATTACCAAAACCTTTCATAGGGTTAACAGTAACTAAATCTAACCCTATTGTTTGAGCTGATATTTTTTTAGCAATTGGTAATAAACTTGGAAAAGATTCATTTGATTGTGTCCCTACTAATGTAGTATCCATATTTATTTCATTTTTTAAATGAAGATTAGCATATTCGATTATCCAGTTATTTACTACTGATTGTGTAGATGATAAATGATCTAAATCTTTCATATCAAATTTGAAATTTTCATACATAATTTTATTATATTATTTTTTCTTCTAAGATTATTTCTATATTTTGTTCATAAGAAATTTTTAATAATTCTTTTTTATTTTCCAAAACCCAATTATCTTTTAATAAGTCATTTCTTTTTACAACCTCAAATTGCTCTTCGCCACCAAAAAATTCTCTTGGCTCATAATGTTGAATACCATTAAACTCTATAAATAACTCCTTTTTAGGTAAATAAAAATCAAATCTATATGTAGAATTACCTATTTTTTGTTTATATTCTTTAATGTATTCTATACCTTTTATATCTAACCAATTCTTTATTTGACGTTCTCCTTTTGATGAAGAACAATTAGGACAACCACATTTATGATGTATAATATAATTAGGTTTAGCACTCCAAATATAATCACATACTTTACATTTATGTTTTAAATAAAAAAGAGACCCTATATATTTTTCACCATCTACTAATTCTATATCATTTGGAAGAAGAGATAAATATTTTGTATGAGAAAATTTTCTACCAGAACAAGATGAACACCCTAATACTATATTAGCTATATTTTTAGGCGTAGTGTTAAATTTCTCACCACATTTTAAACATTCAAAATCATGATTTTCTCTAAAATTAGTGTAATTTCCTATTAAATTTATATTCCTTTCTATTAATAATTCATTAAATTTATTAATATAGTTATATGATTTTTTGCTTAATAAATTTTTATCCTTTTTACATTCACAAATATATTTTGTGATTTGTTTAGGTGTTTTATTTATTATTTCATTACATATTTTACATTCAAAATTTATATACGTATTAGTGTTAATATAATTATCTACTCTAATAAAATCTAAATCTTTTATTCTTAAATCAAATTCTTCATTTGTTATTTTTCTACCTAATGAAGAAAAACTATCGTTTGTTTCTTTTTTACATTCACATAATGTTCGATTATATAATTTAGGCTTTTTCATACTTTTTTTACCACATAGCTTACATTCAAATTCTATTGGTGTTTCTGCATTAATATAATTACCGATTCTTATATAATCAGAATCTTTAATTTTTAAATCAAAATCATTATTAGTAAATGCTTTTGGTCCTGACTTTTCGTTCTTTTTTATATACATAATTTATATATTTTCTTATTATATTTTTATTTCATGAATAGTTCATGAATAGTTCATGAAATAAAAAAACCTCCCTTGAGGGGAGGTTTTTTGTATTCTAATTTATTATATTAGTTAAGGTAGCCATTAGCATCGTTAACGTAGATAGTCATAAATTGTTTTTGTGGGAAGAAACCTAATTCAGCCACAGCATATCTTGATCTTAAAATCATTCTTGGAGCAAATGTTGCTTCTGACATGATTGAGATAGATTGTGCCATGAGGAATGGCACGAAACAGATACCTGGTTGATCAGGATTGTTTTTACGTCCGATTAAGATTCTGTTGTCATTGTATTTCATGTAAGGATCTACGTAGATAGTGATATCACCGATTTGACCTACAGGGTACATTTGACCGTTTGTGTTTAATTTAGATTTAAGTGGGTTAATTGTGTAACCTGCAACATCCATTAAAGCTGCTGCTAAACCACCATTTGTTACCGCGTATTGTGCTGGTCCAACACGTCCTTCAGTTGCGATGTAGTTAGAAGCATGTACCATTTTAGTGATAAGCTTTCTTTGTACAGCGTGTGTAGTTTCACCACCTGGTCCTGCTTGAACATAAGTTGTATCTAAGTCAAATATAGTTTGACCAGAAATGTTTCCACTTGCTAAAGCTGATGATGAAACAGCTGGAGCAGAAGATCTGTTTGTATTACCCATTTCAAATACTTTAGCAATAATTTGCTTAGAGATAGTTTGAGAAAGTTCGTTTACAAGGATTGATTCCATTTTTTGAACGATATCCATACCAGTATTAGCTTTGATATCTTCAATTTCTGTTCTACGTAATGCAGAACTTACTTCTACTGTACCAACTGTAATTGATTTAGAAGAAATTTTTGGTCCAATTGCACCTGCATAGGTGCTTTCTTCTTCTTGACGAGCCATTGGATATTGTCCACCATTTCCTAAGAAGTTTGTAACATATCCTGGTAATTGATCTTCAAGAGCAGATACTAAGTTAATAGTAATATCACCTGTATTTATTGTTTTACCAAATAAAGATGTGATTTCAGATAACATTGATCCTGAAGCAGTACCTGTACTACCTACTGTGAATGTATTATTTGCTTGGTTTAGACCATAAAATTGTCCACCACCATATGCACCACCTGCTGCATTTGATTCTCTATAAGCTCTGAATATAGGTTGTCCATCAATACGAGAAAAACCTAAGAATTCAACAACTTGGAATTTAGTACCAGTGTAATCAGATGTTGATACTAATGTATTAGAAACCCCTTGTGTAGTAGTTCCAAATACTGTATTAGCAGTTACTGTACCTGATGCAGTGCTACCACCCCATGCAGTAAAAACTCTATTACCTAATGCTAAACCACCTTGTGTTTGTTGAACACCAGCCGCGCTTAATAATCCTGCAACTGTTAAGTTAAATGAAGCACTTAAACCAGTTGTAAAAGCATTAAATTGAATTTTGAATACTTGAGGTTTAGTATTAAAGTTGTTAAGATTTAAATCATCATATTGAAAATCAACATAAACTAAATCAATCTTTGGACCTGGAGTTGGCTTTACAGCTACTAAATCAAGACCAATTGTTTGTGCAGCAATTTTCATAGCTACTGGTAATAAGTTTTGTCCTAAATCACCTGAACCTATGTTTGATGAACCATAGTTTGCACCAATTGTTGTACCTGGATAAGTACCAACTTGTGGAGCTAAAACAGCACCCATACCATTTGTAGAAGCGTTAAGGTAAGCGTTTTCGTTTATTGCATGGTATTCAGCATATTCTGCCATCCATGAATATTTTTCTCTGTCCTCTTTGTTAACACCAATATTTTCTAAAATTGGAGTCCATTTGTTAAGAGCTTTTTGTAAGTCAATTCTAACTTGTGACATATTTTTTAATTTTTTTTATTAATCTATATATTAAATGCTAAAAGTCTCTTTTTGCTATTTTTATAGATTTGTTTGTTTTTTTAAATGTTTTTGAATCTTTCTAATATTGATTTGAAATCTGAATCAGATAATTTATCTTCTTGTATTAAACTATCATGAGAAATCATTTTTTTAGTTGATTCATTCTTTTTTAAGTTTCTAGTTAACCAAAAATGTTCAACTTTAGCTTCTGAATCCAATTCAGGATACAATTTAGCTTGTGAAAGAATTGATTTTTTAGAACTTTCGTTTGTTACTTCCCAAATTGATTTTATATTTTCTGGCATCAATCTGATTAGTCTTTCTTCTAATGATTCATTTTTAATAGAAAGTGCTTCTTGTATTAATTTTATAACTTCTGAACTTGTGAAATAACTCTTTTCGTTTATGTAAAGTTTTACTTGTTCTTGCTCTTCGTTTGTTAAGCTATAGTAGCTATCAACTTGAGACTTGTTTAAAAATTTTAAGAAATGTAGATCGTTTGTTTCAGAAACTTTACGTTTTCTAGCTTCTTCGATTAATAAATCTATTTTTTTACTTAAATCTGAATCTGTATTTTTATTTTCGTGTGTTAAATATTCTTCATCTGCTTTAGGTACTTCTGGTAAATCTTCTAATTTTACTTCTTTACCTAATTCTTCATCTTCAATATCTGCTACGTTTGGAACATCAGTATCAACTTTTTGTTCTTCTGGTAATTCAACTTCTGTTAATTCTGTATAATCTAAAGAAACTGGAGTTGCTTCATTATCTTCACCTGCTTTTTCAACACCATCTTCACCATGAAGTTCATCTTCACCACCTTCTAAATAGTTATCTGATTTATTTTCAATGTCATTTTCACCAAAACCATATTCTTCTAATGTAGGAATAAGATTTGATTCATTACTTTCAAATAATTTAGTACCATTAACTTTTTCAGAAATTAAACCTGTATAAGATACAGCTTTATCTAAGTTTTCAGCAATGTATTGAGAATAAGAAATGTTATCATCAAGGTGTTCTGCTATATATTCAGAATATTTAATATTACCTTCTAAGTTTTCAGCGATGTACTCAGAATAAGCAATATTACCATCTAAGTTTTCTGCTAAATATTCAGCATAAGAAATGTTTCTGTCTAAGTTTTCAGCTAAGTATTCTGCATAAGAAATATTTTTATCAACGTTCTCAGCAATATATTCAGAATAAGAAATGTTTTTGTCTAAGTTTTCAGCGATGTATTCAGAGTAAGAAATGTTTCTATCTAAATTTTCAGCGATGTATTCAGAATAAGAAATATTCTTATCTAAGTTTTCAGCGATATATTCTGCGTAAGCGATATTTTTGTCTAAGTTTTCAGCAACATATTCAGAATATTTAATTGATTTGTTTAAGTTTTCAACTAAATAATCGTTATGTTCGATTAATCTATCAGTTGTATCTTTAAGAGATTTGTTCTCAGAAACAACAACTTGAATTTTTTCTGCTAAATAATCTAAGTATTTAACAACTTGAGAATTAGTTTTATTTAATTCTTCATAGTAGTTTAAAAGTTTTTCTAATTTAGCTGGTTCTAAATTACCAGATTTAAGAGCACTTTTAACTTCTTTTTTAGTTGCAGCAATTTCATTAACTATATATTTTGAATAGTCTGACAATTGATCTTTCGTTACGAATTCATTTTTGTTCATGTTAAATAATTCATTTATTTTTGATTCATTTGATACTTCATATATTCTGAAGTTAGCCTCATTTGAATAATTTAAAGACTCATTTATAGAAGACATTCTCGCAGAAGCAAATCCCGGATCCGCAACTATATCATAAGTAAATAATTTTTTTAGTGATACTGTACCATCAGCTTCTGTAATACCAGCAGCTCTTGAAGATACAAATATAGGGCAACCATCATCAACTAAAGCCTTAGCTTCTTTTCCCCAATAGGTATTTAATAATTTAATTTGTCCTTCAACTACATTTTTTTCTTTAACATAATATGCAGTTTTAATTAAATGTGATGCACGGGATAGTGAAGTATCGAAAACGTCGGGGTGATCAAACTCACCATATACTACTCCCATAGTTGTAATTCTAGTGTTAAGTTCTTCTAAACAAGGTAAAAATCTTTCAGGAGTATAAACTCTTTCGTTTCTATTCTTAACCATAAATTCAGTAAAAGTACCGCCTAAAAGATAATCTTTTCTAGCATCTACCCCTTCATTCATCCTTAGAGGATTTGTATTATTTTCAATGATTAATACTGGCTTCATTAATTTTTAAGTTATTTTGTAGTATTATATATAAAATAATAATACCTCCTTTTTTCTAAAAAATCAATTATTTTTTACGACCTGGATTTTTTATAGAACTTTTTTAATTTATTAAATATATACTATATGATTATATCAAAAACTACAAAAATCAAAGTAAATGCGGCTAATTTCAAACATTATAAACAATTTTATGATCTAATAAAGTGTAATCAAATTATAGAAGTTAAAATAAATGAATTAACTAAAACAAGTAATGCTTTAGTAAAATTAAAGTGTGATAATTGTGATATTGAAAAAGAAATAACTTATAAAAATTATACAAGTTATGGTTATATTAATGGGGAATATTTATGTAGAAAATGTAAATTAGAAAATAATAATTTAGAAAAATATGGTGTTAAAAATGTTTTTCAAATTAAGGAGGTTAAAAAAAAAATTAAAGAAACTAATTTAGAAAAATATGGTGTTGAGTTTATATCAAAAAATAAAGAAATACAAAATAAAATTAAGGAAACTAATTTAGATAAATATGGGGTTGAATATTTTCTACAAAATAAAGAAGTTCATAATAGAATTAAAGAAACTAATTTCAAAAAATATGGAGTAGAAAATGTTTCCAAATTAGATTTGGTAAAAAATAAGAAAAAAGAAACAACTTTAGAAAATTATGGTGTTGAATATAATTCTCAAAGTGATCTTATTAAAAAAAATATAAAACAAACTAATTTAAAAAAATATGGTGTTGAGTCTAATTTACAAAACAAAGATGTTAAAGAAAAAATAAAGAAAACTAATTTAGATAAATATGGAGTTGATAACTATGCTAAAAGTGAAGAATATTTATTAAAATGTAAAGAAACTAATTTAGATAAATATGGGGTTGATAATTATAATAAGTCAGAAATCAGTAAAATAAATACTATAATAGGTCAACATCCTAATTATATTAAATATATTGACAATTCTATATCTTTATTTAAATGTGATTTAAATGAAAATCATGAATTTAAAATTCATGTTGATAATTTTCATAATAGATTAAAAAATAATATACCTTTATGTACTATTTGTTATCCCATAGGAGATAACAAATCTATAAAAGAAAAAATTTTATTAGAATATATTCAAAGTATTTATTCAGGAGAGGTTATCTCAGGATATAGAGATGGTATAGAAATAGATATTTTCTTACCTGAATTAAACATTGGTATAGAATTTAATGGATTATATTGGCATTCAAATAAGTTTAAAGAGCCAAATTATCATATTAATAAACAAATATATTTCAAAGATAAAGGAATTGATATGAAGATGATTTATGAAGATGATTTTGATAAAAATTTTGATATATTAAAGTCTCAAATTAATAATTGGTTAAGTTTAACTCCAAATAAAATTTATGCTCGTAAAACTGAAGTTAGACAAATTTTAAATATTGAAGAATATAGAAATTTTCTAAATAATAATCATATTCAAGGATTCGTAGCGTCTAAATTGATATATGGACTTTATCATCAAGATAATTTAGTTAGTTTAATGTGTTTTGATAAAAAAGAAGGACGTTTAAATATGCCTGAAAATGAATGGAATTTAAATAGATTTTGTAATTTATTGAATCATCAAGTAGTAGGTGGTGCTTCTAAATTATTAAATCATTTTATAAAAGAAAATTATCCTTCAAGAATAATTAGTTATGCTGATAAAGATTGGTCTAATGGAAATTTATATTTTTCTTTAGGGTTCAATTTAGTATCAGAGTCTAAACCTGACTATAAATATATTATCAATGGGCTTAGAGTTCATAAACAAAACTTTAATAAACTTAAATTAGGTAAAATGGGTCATGATATATTGAATTTATCAGAATCTCAAATTATGGAAAATTTAGGTATTGATAAAATATATGATTGTGGAAAAATAAAATTTGAAAAGTATGTATAAAATTAATTTTGATGATGAAGAAATACTTATTAATTACTTAAATTCGTTTGATAATAAATGGATAAAAAGACGAAAAATCTTAAATGAAATTTTAGAAATTGATGAAGATGATAATTTAAATTATTGGGATTTATCTGATAGTGCAACATATGGAGAACTTTTTCATAAAAAATATGATTCTTCCACTAGTTTAAATAGGGTTTCTCATATTGTTAAAAACGTGCAAAAAATAAATGAGGAATATTTTGCTGAAATTAAAGTATTGAATACTTATTGTGGGAATGAAGCTAAAGGTTTAATTAATGAGGGATTTAGTCTAAAATTAGAATGTGTTTATCACGAATATAATTCAAAAAAAATAATTAGAATAGATATAAATTATGATAATAAGTAGAGAAATAGAAATAAAAGTAAATAACACAAATATAGGTTATTTACATAATTTAGGTTATGAGGTTAAGAGAGGAGAATTATTATCAATTCCAATTGAATTACTTAGTCCTGGTAGTCATTACAAAATAAGTTGTAAATGCGATAAGTGTGGAATTATTAAAGATATTTTATTTAAAAATTATATTAAATATGGAAATAAATGGGGAGAATATTTTTGTAGAAAATGTAGTGAAGATAAAAGAAAAAAATCTTTACAATTAAGTCATGGAGTAGATTACCCTATTCAAAATAAAGAAATACGAGATAAAATAAAGTTTAAAAACTAACTTGTATTCTTTCAAGTTGATATTTTCTTATATCTATATTTTTATTAGATTTTAAAAAATCAACAATTTTTTCTAATAAAGTAATTGTGATTCTACAATCACTTAAAGCATCATGATAATTAGACATATTTATATTTAAAGCAGGACCAATTTTAGATAAACTTGAAGATATAAGTCCATTATCTCTAATAGAAGTACCAATTTTATTTATTAATTGTAAATATTCTAAATTCTCTTCTGATAATTTTTGAATACAAGGTATATAATATAATTGTATTAAATCTTTAGTATCTAAAACTTCATTATTAAATGTTTTTATTCCACTTCTAACATTTAACATCCTCATATCAAATTTTGCATTTTGTATTATAAAAATTGAATTTTTATATTGATTAGACCAATTCAAAAAATCATTTAATACTAAATTTTCATCTTCATATTTATTTTTATTTTGCCCATAATGGTTAAATCTTAATACTTGTTTAATCCTAGAGTTTGAATTATTTTTGATTATATATTTAGTTTTATCTGTTAATTTAATTTTTTTATTAAATGAATCATTTTCTTTGAATTTATTCAAATTAAAATCATATGTGCATGAAACAGCACTGATTTGTGTAAGTTGTATATCATAAGGATCAGATTGAAATAATCCTGTAGTTTCAGTATCTAAAAATAAAAAATTATTATTTGATCTTTTTTCTAACCAATTTAGAAAATCTTCTATACTTTTATAGAATAATTTATTTTCATTTAATTCAAAAAACCTATTTACCATACATTATATATTAAAATAAAAAAATCCTCTTAAAGAGGATTTTTTAGTTATATTAAAATTCAAACTCACCACCGCCAGCTTCACCACCAGCTTCAGGTGCAGGAGGAGTTTCACCGCCAGCTTCAGGTGCAGGAGCAGCTTCACCACCTTCAGGAGGAGTTTCAGCCCCCGCTTCAGGAACAGGAGCTTCAGGAGAAGGACCTGCTTCTCCACCACCTCCACCACCTTCTGGCATTCCACCTCCAGCAGCAGTTGATGATCCAACACCTTTTGATTTAATCCAATAAGCTTTATTTTCTTCAACTTCTTCGGGAGTTAATTTCATAATTTTATCAACAAGGAAATCAACATGGAAATAAGGTTGTTCACCATTCATAATTCCTAATAAAGTAGTCATGATATTAGCTCTAGCTTCCATATTTGCTAATTTTTTCCATTCTTCAAAAATCTGATTTGTATTGAAAATAACATCAACTTGGTTAAGGAATACTTCATCATGTCTTAATTCAGGAAATTCCATACACATTTGAAGTTTAATTGGTTTAACAATTAGTTCTTTAATAATTGAACGTAAACGGCTAATAAAATTACCAAAAGTTATTTCATCTCTTGTCATTTCATTAGCAGCAGTCACTAACTGACCACCTCCATTTTCTTTCTCAAATCTTTGGAAAGGTATCTTACTTGCTCTTTTCAAACAATTCATAAACCAATTTAACATATTATCTTCATTAAGATTATGCCCTTGTGGAGAAATTAGTTCCATATTTGGCGTACCTTGATCACCTTCTGGAAACCATATTTGTTTATTATATGGTAAATGTTTACTACCACTAATAGTTAATGTTCCTAATGAATCATCAAACTCTACATCCTCAGAATAGTCTGCTATTAATTGAGCAATTTGTTCCTCTGCTCTTTGTTTTGGTAAACCTTTAATAGGTATTGTAAACTTTTGATAAACCATCGCATTAACTACGTTAAACATAATTCTTGTTTGTTCCATAATCTTTAACTGATTATATGGTTTAATAAGTCCTTCTACATAAGAAGTTTCAGAATAATCATGTTGAGTAGAATATGATATAAATACTATTTGTGAATCTAAGAAAATTCTTCTTAAAGCAGGATCTTCTGGGTATTGTATCCAAATATTTCCTATACTTGGTTCATAAGCGGGAACAAGAGTTTCAGGTCTCATTCTATTAAAACTAATAATATTCTTTTTAGTATCATCCCATATAATTTCAACTGCGGCATAACCATCAATTAAAAAATCTTTAGTCATATTCCATGCAGTAATACCATCAGAAAAACCAAAACGATTATATATTTTTTCAAAATATTCTTGATATTTATCTTGTATATCTTGTGAATAAGTATTATTCAAAGGACTTGGAGAACAAAAATCTTTATCTTCATCATATACAATAATTTCATCTGCTAATACAGATACAAATTCACGTATTTCATCCTTAATAGAATATTCTCTTAATATTCTTCTTTTATCTGAATACGCTTTATCTAAATAAGGAATTGATTTTTTGTTTAAAACTTGAGCGACTGCTCTTTGAGAAAAGAAAGCATACATAGAATCCGCTCTTTGAGCAAGAGGGTCTTCATTCATACCCACCGAAATTGTGTTCCTAAGGATCATGTCTTCGTATTTAAGTCCTAAGCCTGATAAAGACCTTAGTAATCTATTAAATATTCCTTTATTTTCTACCGCAGTAGGTATAATATTAGGATTTGTATTAGTATTTATTGGATTATATGATCCAGCCATTTTATTTAATTATTTTTTAATAGATAAATAATCATAATAATTTACCCATAATTCTTTATATCCTTGTTCAGGAGAGCTATATAAAAATTTTAAATTATTTTCTCTAACCCATTTTTTATAATTTCTTTGATTTCTAATTTCTAAATTATTTATTATATATTCTTTTGCTTCTTTGTATGAAAGTTTTTCAACTTTTACTTTTTTATTTTTCTTTTCTTCAAAAGAGGTATATGATAAATTTTCATTTAGTTTTATATTATTAATTCCACAAAAATCTTTTAATATATTTTCAATATTTTTTTGTTCTGTATAAGATATTCTCAATAAGATTATGTTGTTATCTAAACAATATTTATTTTTAATTTCATCATGTATTTTTACTTTTTCTAGTGCTTCAATTCCACCAATTAATTTATTTGGTTTAAAATGTTGCTCTCCATCATATTCAATACAAATATTATAATTTACAAGATAAAAATCAAATTTTAAAACTTTTTTATTTTTACATTTTGGAAATGTTTTTTCTTTTTTATATTTAATTGAGTATTTATCAAGAAAACTTTGAACTTTCTGAGATCCATAAGACATTATCTTTTCTTCATATCCTAAATAATCAGAATAAGAAATCCATTCTTTAAATAATTTTTCAGGGTTAGCTGAAAGGTTATTTGGTCTGATATTATTATACCACTCAATATATTCAGTTGAAGATTTAAACCAAAATTGTTTTAAATATTTTTTAGATTCTTCGAAAGATAGTAATTGAATTTTTTCTTTATTTAAGAATTCATACCATGAAATCCATTCTTTATAAGTTTGATCAGGTGAGGATGGAAAAAAATTATGTTTTTTATATATTTTTTTATACTCAAAAATAGAAGTTATTCCAAGTTCTATAACTTTTTCTTTCAATTTATTATAAGGTAAGAATTCTTTTTCTTGGTTTGCTATATTATTAGTACATAAAAAATCCCCCCAACCCAAAAATTCTTCTTTAAAGAATTTTCTTGGATTAGCAGGAATTCCTAACTGAATTGATTTACCAGTTATATAAGAATTAAAATCTCTTTGAGTTTTTATTTTTAAATTTTGTTTAATAAAATTTTTACATTCTTCGTAGGTTTTATACATAATTAATGTATATATTAAATATTATGCCTTTTCTAGTATTTCTGAAAAGTAGGGCTGTATGAAGTTTAATAATTTATTTTTATTTCCATCATAAGATGATATTAAAAAATCAAATAACTCTTGACTTTTTATTAAATATTTATTACTTAATTTATTTAATTCTTTTTTTCTTAATAAATTATCTATACGGTCACATATTTTAATTTCTATAATATCATTTTTTGTTTTTGTATCTATATCCTTAAATCTTTCTTTTAAGATATCTAATGATTTATTTTTAGATAACTTTACATCATTATCATAATATGTTAAAAAC